AGCTGATCCATTTGGTGGACTTACTTCAACCGTAACGGTTACTGAAGGAACGAATTCATAAGAATTTTTTCATTTGATTTTAAAGGGGTGTCCATTTGGATGCCCTTTTTTATTATACGAACTTATTGTTCGCACGTGTGTTTCATATTTGCTTCATGTTTAACCAATTAATTTTTTATATCATGACAAATTTAAATCACATTACGGACTATCTTGAAATCAAGGATGACATTAAATCACTTAAAAAGAAAATCAAAAATTGTTCAATTACGGGTGAAATAATGGGACGAAAAAACGAATTGTTTGTTGAATTACTTGATGAGTACATCAAATTATTAAAACGGCAATCGTGGGAACAAGAATATTTAAGATAACAAGAAGGGGGACAATGTCCCCTTTTTTATTATAACAAATTGAAGGGTTTTTTATTATATTAATATGATAATCTTACAAGAATCCGGATCGTCACAAACAATCAATTTCATTCCGCGTGAATACACGAATGGGACGACATACACCGTTAAGATTGTAAACGAATCAACGAACGCTGAAGTGTACAATTCAGATGTCACTTCATTCACCGAAAATCTTTATTATTATCAGCATTCCGACACATTCAGTTTAAAAGAAGACACGTATTATCTTTTAACGATAACATCGTCGGAAGTCGTATTTAAGGACAAAATATTTTGTACAAATCAAACCGTTTCATCGTATTCGGTCAATGAATCTGAATACACACCACATTCAACGGACAATGAATTTATTTTCTTATAATGGATAACACACACATCATAAATTTATCGTCGTACGTTAAACCCAAGGTCATCGAAGACAAACGAAAGGACTGGGTCGCATATGGTGACGACAACAATTATTATCAATATTTGATTGATTTGTTTATCAATTCAACGACAAACAATGCGATAATAAACGGGATTTCAAACATGATTTACGGAAAGGGAATTGATGCACTTGATTCATCGTCCAAACCGGATCAATATGCGGCCATGAAATCAATCTTTTCCGATTCATGTATGCGTAAGGTCATCTTGGATTTTAAAATGCTTGGTGAAGGCTCATTTCAAGTTTTGTATCAAAACGGTAAGGTTGTAAGTGCTGAACATTTCCCAAGACAAACATTGCGTGCGGAAAAGATGAACGACAAGGGTGAGATCGAAGCATATTTTTATCACCCGAAATGGCATGAAGTAAAACCGAATGACAAACCAAAAAGAATCGCGGCATTTGGTTTTGGTAATGGAAAAGAACCGGAAATTAAAACAATCAAAAGATATGTGTCCGGGTATGATTATTATTGTCCACAAGATTATGAAACTGCATACGCCGAACTTGAATGTGAAATTTCTGACTTCTTAATCAATGACGTAAAGAACTCATTTTCGGGAACGAAGGTTGTCAATTTTAACAACGGGACACCGGACATGGAACAACAACTTCGCATCAAAAATGATGTGATGAACAAACTTACCGGGTCAAAGGGTGAAAAAGTGATTGTTTCGTTTAACAACAACCAAGAATCAAAAACCACGGTTGACGATATAAGTTTAACCGACGCACCAAGTCATTACGAATACCTTTCAAGGGAATGTCAAAACAAACTTATCATTGCACACCGTGTGACGTCACCGCTTCTTTTAGGAATGCGAACGGAAAACAATGGTCTTGGATCAAATGCCGACGAAATCAAAACGGCGTCATTGTTGTTTAACAACGTCACAATACGACCATATCAAGATATGATTACCGAAGCAATGGACGCAATCCTTGCAGTCAACGACATATCCTTAAAATTATACTTCAAAACACTTCAACCGTTGGAATTCATTGAAACAGACAATGCAATCACCGACGAAGCACGTGAAGAAGAAACCGGGGTCAAATTATCAAGTGACGATCGTCCATTTTTAGATGACGACACGGCAAATGATTTGTGGGAAATGATCAAGGACTTGGGTGAAGATGAAAATCTTGAAGATTATGAACTCATTGATGTCGAAGATGCCGAAGACGAACCCGAAGATTTTGATGTTGAAGAATATTTGAACGGATTAAATTTATCGGCGACACAAGAATCAACACAAGATGACAAACGATATAAGGTTCGATATAAATACGTAAAAGGAACAACAAAAAAACCAAAAGGTGATTCAAGACCATTTTGTCAAAACATGATGAAAAACGGCAAGATATTCCGCAAAGAAGATATTGGACAAATGTCGGCACGTGGGGTCAATAAAAAACATGGTCACAAAGGACAAAATTATTCATTGTTTAAGTGGCAAGGCGGTGTGAATTGTTTTCACCGATGGGAAAGGCGTATTTACAAAAAACGATTAAAAAAGGACGGAACCGAATGGGGTGGCAACGCACTTGACGGAACTAAATTTGTGAACGTAAGTCAAGCGGTTCGCGAAGGGTTTAAACTTCCAAAAAATCCAAAAGAAGTTTCGGAAGCTAATATCACAAGAACAGATCGCGGACATCACCCAAATTTCAAAGGATAATGGCAAAAGGATTAATGATTTCACGGAAGGACTTGGTAAAATTTACAAGTTTAGGGGGAAATATCGACACCGATAAATTCATACAATATGTGCTTATTGCACAAGAAATCACCGTTCAACAATTACTTGGAACGGACTTGTATGAAAAGATTCAAACAGACATCGAAGGATCGTCTTTAAGCGGTGATTATTTGACATTGGTAAATGATTACATCAAACCCGTTTTGATCCATGCAGCGGCCGTCCAATACATTCCTTTTGCATCATATACGTTTGGAAACAAGGGTGTTTTTAAACACACGTCGGAAACCGGGGAATCGGTGTCAAAAGAAGAAGTGGATTATTTAGTTGAAAAGGAACGCGACACAATGCAATTTTATGCTGACAGATTGATTGATCATTTATCATTCAACGCACCGTCAAAATATCCTGAGTACAACACAAACACAAACGAAGACATTTCACCAATTACGGGTCAATCTTATACGGGATGGGTACTTTAAGGACATATAAACCAAAAGAAAAAAACGTCGTCAAATTAAAAACATTTCTGACTTCGTTATATAACAAAAAGGGAAAAAAATAATTATTATAATATGGCATTTGGATCAATATATCCGGTAACGTGGTGGGGAAACGCAAACGAAGCGAACGGATGGGGAATTGTTTATCCATTAACCGCCGGGGGTTCATATATAACGGTTGACACGACATCGTATTCAGCCGACACAACATCAATAAAAGCAGACGCAACGGAAGTATAAAATAAAAATTTAAAATGGCTAAACAAGTAATTAATATTGGAACGACCGCGAATGACGGAACCGGTGATCCATTAAGAACGGCCTTTGATAAGGCGAACCAAAATTTTACGGAATTGTATGATGACGATGCCGCAGATGTAAATTCGGTAAACGGTGCAACCGGTGTGGTTGTTCTTGATACGGATGACATATCTGAAGGTTCAACAAATCTTTACAACGCAACACACACGGGTGACGTTACGGGTGCAACTGCATTGACAATTGCAAATGACGTTGTTAATCACGACAAACTTGAAGCAAGATATACGGCACAAGCATCAATAACAACATTAACCGGAACAGTTTCATTTGATTGTTCAACTGCGACAAATTTTAAATTGTCGGGTAATTTAACGGGTGCATATACAATCGACTTATCAAATTATAAGAAGGGTCAAGTCATTACAATATGGCCATTACAAGCGCAATCAATTACACTTGACGCGCAAGGTTCTTCAACAAATACGTTTTACAAAATCGGTGGTGATTACGACAACACAACATCAAGTATATTGCAAATTGAATGCGTTGACGATTCATCTACTGACCCAGTTTTCTTTTATTCAATCGCAACTTTTGCAAGTGACGCAACCTTATAATTTATGAGTTTAGGAAGAAGAATATTACAATTTGGTGCTGCCGCAGGCGCAGATATTTTTTATTTAGTAGTAGCAGGTGCCGGTGGTGGCGGTAAGGGTTACGGTGCCGCAGGTGCCGGTGCTGGTGGTTTACGCACATCATACGGTTCAACTTCAGGTGGCGGCTCATCAGCAGAAACACCATTACAATTTTCAAGCGGTACAACTTACACAATTACAGTTGGGGGTGGTGGTGCCGGTGCTTCTTCAGGTGCAGGAACAAACGGAGTAAATTCATCAATTTCAGGTTCTGATATAACCACAATAACAAGTATCGGAGGCGGCGGTGGTGCAGGAAATTTCACAATAGCTCCATCCGGTGGTTCGGGTGGTGGTTTATCTGTTGGGACAGAAAAATCCGGTGGTTGGGGTGGCGCAGGAACTGCTGGTCAAGGTTCGAATGGTGGTGATGGTGCTGGTGGTGGTGGAGTAGTTGCTTCCGGCGGTGGAGGTGGTGCTTCATCAGATGGTCAAAATGGAATAAGATTAAGCAAGGCAGGTGATGGAGGCGCAGGATTAGCAGTATCAATAACCGGTTCTTCTGTTTCTTATGCCGGTGGTGGAGGTGGTTCATCACAAACTGGAACAGTTGCTTCTGGTGGTACTGGAGGCGGTGGTTCAGGTGCATTTTCAAGTACCGCAGGAACTTCAGGTAGTGCAAACACCGGTGGTGGTGGTGGCGGCGGAAATACATCAGCGGCAAGTGGAAGCGGTGGTTCAGGTATTGTAATTTTAAAAATGCCAACTTCCGAATATTCAGGCACAACAACTGGAAGTCCAACCGTAACAACTGACGGAACTGATACAATTATTAAATTTACCGGAAGCGGTTCATATACACATTAATATGGCACATTTTGCAAAATTAGATTCAAATAATATTGTAACACAAGTAGTTGTTGTAAATAATGATATATTGTTGAAGGCTGACAATACGGAATCGGAATACAAGGGCAAAACATTTTTAAATTCATTATTTGGAAGTGCAACTTGGGTTCAAACATCATACAATGGTTCAATAAGAAAACAATTTGCGGGTATTGGTTATAAATACGATTCAACAAACGATGTTTTTATAAAACCACAACCATTCAATTCTTGGACATTAGATTCAAATTTTGATTGGCAACCGCCAGTCGCTTACCCTTCAGATTATGATACTGTTGGTTACCAGTGGAATGAAGACGATCAAACTTGGGATTTAATTGAATAATGGAAGATTTGAAGATTGCAGTAACGAATTTATTTGCGCTTGGATTAAGTGTTTCCAATGCAAATGAAATCCTTCAAGGTTTCAGTTTGGGACTTGCGATCATTTACACATCAATAAGCATTTATAAAAAACTGAAATAAATTGGCAAAATTCGACATTAACAATGACGGGAAGGCGGACTTCAGTATTTCGGTTCCGCAGATCATAACAATCTTGGCGATGTTCGCTTCAATTGTGGGTTCTTATTACACCCTGAACGCACGTGTCGATGCCGTGGAAACTGCGACAAAAAAATTGAAAGAAAACGAACAGAAATACACTTGGCCAAGTCAAAGAAAAACGGAAGAAGATGTTCGAATGCTTGAAATTGAATTGAAGGCATTTATGAAGGACATTGAATATTTGCGACGTGATGTCGATAAAAAACGAAAATGATGGACAGACCAAAATGCGGTTGCGGATGCAGCCAAGACTTAAATGGATATTGTGACGGATCACACTTAAATAAATAAAAAATGGATATTTTAATCATTATTATTACAATTTTGATGCTAGGTACTGCGGTGCTAATGGCATTAACTGCAAACGGATTTTTCACGGACAAAGACCAAGACGGTATTCCTGACCAAATTGAAGAAAAATTCAACGACTTGAAAGAAGATTTAAAATCAGAAATCAAGAAATTAAAAAAATGAAGCACTTCGAATTGCATGAATTTGATTCGCCGGATCTTCCCGGTAGTGGTGCTGGCAATATGGATCGTCGTTTTTTGGAAATGTTGGACAATGCCCGTGACATATACGGACGATCAATGCGTATCAATTCGGGATACCGTACCGTGTACAAAAACCAAGAAGTGGGCGGAAAACCAAATTCAGCGCATTTACAAGGTATCGCAGCCGATGTCCATTGCAACAATTCCCGCGACCGTCACGACATGGTCAATGCATTTATGGAAGCCGGATTCAGTCGTTTGGGTATCGCCGACACATTCATCCACGTGGATTCCGGCGACATACATTCAGACAAAGACGCAAACGTCATTTGGACGTACTAACACCACGGGATCAACGATATGGGAAAAGAAACAATAAATGTCAAATCGAACGGAATTCGTAATGAATTAAAGGAAATCCGCAATTCGATTGACGCACTCACAAACGCGATAATCGCACAAACAAACAAACGATATGAAAATATTAATTCCAATCTTGATAATGATGACGTCATGCGCATCAGTCAAGCACAACGAAAAATTAGCTGAATTTAAAAAAATAACAAAAGACATTTGTGTCGATAATCCCCACGAAGTGGAACTTGCACAAAATCTTTATTGGAAATATGTCCGGGACTAAAAAAAAATTCAAAGACACGAACGTCGGAAAATTCCTTCTTAACAAAATACCGGATGTCGTCGGTGCCATTGCCGGACAATCACCCGTTGGAAATGTAATTCAAGCAATCATTGGTGGTTCGGATATGTCTGAAGAAGACAAACAAGTTGCACTTGAAAAATTAAGAAACGAACGCGCAGAAATTGACGGGATCACAAGAAGATGGGTTTCGGATTCAAGAAGTCAATCTTGGCTTGCAAGAAATGTTCGTCCCCTTACCTTGGCCGTATTGGTTTGTTCTTATGTCGGTGGGTGGTATATGGGTCTTCCAACCGAAGACACGGCTTCGTTGCTTACATGGGTCTTATGTGGGTACTTCGGCGCAAGAACGGCGGACAAAATCGGTGTTAAATTCCCAAGTCAAAAATAATGGCAAGGGCGGCAAGTTATCAACATACTTTTAAACCAAAGAAAAAACGTCCGGGAATTCACGCGAAATCCAAACAATCACAACTTAAATCGTCAAAGAATTATATTAAAAAATATAAGGGTCAAGGACGATAATGTTAAAAAAAAGATCAAACGATTTCTTGAAAAATAAAAAAAATTCATCGAACTTTGGTGGGTTAGTGGTTTATAGTTTAATTTTAAAATAAATAAATATGTCTGAAGAAATGACCATTCGCATTCTTGCGGAAAAAATCGCAAAAGATTTTCAATTAAGTGTATCGGAACGTGTTTCTGAATTGTTGCGTCTTGACGCGATACAATACACAAATCTTGGAATTGATTCAAAAAAATACGAAAAAGATAAGGTCAAATCAGATTCAAAATTTATTTATAAGCAGGTGAAGGGAATATCAGAACATGATGGCAATTTATTGCTTAAACACTTGGATAATTAGATTTAATGAGCAATATTTTGCTTAAACAAAAAACAATGCCAAAGAATTCAAAGAAGCCGACACGATCGAAAATCGTTAAAAAACTTGACGTGATATTTAGTCAATATATAAGACTTAAATATTCAGATCACCACGGAATGACTGAATGTTTCACTTGTGGCAAACGTGATCATTATAAGTCAATGCAATGCGGACATTTTATGTCACGGAAAAATTATTCAACCCGATGGGAAGAAGACAATGTTCGTGTTCAATGTGTTGGTTGCAATATGTTCAAATCCGGGGAACAATATGTTTTCGGTTTAAAACTCGGTCAACAACTTGCAGAAGAAATGTTTATCAAGTCAAAACAAACTGTTAAATTTACAAGTGATGAATTAATCGAAAAGATTGATCATTATACGTCTGAAGTCAAACGGATGACGTAATTGTGTTTTTTTGTTCATAGGGAAGGGGGATGTTTTTTTTAAGCATCCCTTTTTTTATTAAAATATTTTTTATAACTTAGTAAAAATTTAATCTTTAAAAATTTAATATTATGAATCAAAAAACACGTTACAACATCACATTCAAAGTCACGCCTGAACAATATCGGCAAGTATCAGAAACGGTAAAAGAACGAAATATTTCGGTGTCGGATTTGATGCGGGAAATTTTATTTGATGAAAAACCAAAACTAAATTATAAAAGGAAATTGTCAAAAAAAGAATTTATTGAAAAATACCAAGACGGAATAAATTACTTTGAACAAGGAAAAACAACAAAACAAATTTCCATTTTATTAGATGCTTCGGTTTCGACAATTACAAAATTCAGAAATTACGCAATACAAGAAGGTTTGCTTGATCCAATTTATAAAACAAATGATCCACAAATCATAAGTATGTATTTGAAACAACAATCAAATATTGATTATCTTAGAAATGAATTGAATCAATTAAAAACACATATTGCATAATGGACAAATTAAATGACAAAATCGTCAAACTACACGGCGAAAATCAAGAATTGAAACATCAAATTTCAGTACAAAACAAAATCATTGAACAATTAAAAAAACAAGTAAAATGACAGAAACACAACTTCAAATTATCAGACAATCAAGTGCAAAGACGGCATTTGAATTTGCAGCAAGTAAAGGCTTAAAATCGAGCGATGGATTCACATTAGCAAAATTAATCGAACAATATGTCATCCACGGCAAGTAAAATTGGAAAACAATACTTTAAATTTAAATACAAAAACTATTATGTCAAATTCAGTAAAAGGTACAATCAGAAAAATCGGTCAAGAATCGACTTATGGCAAGACGCGAAAAAAATCATTAATCTTGACGACTGAAGATAAATTTCCGCAAACACTTGAAATCGAATTCTTAAACGACAAAATTAATTTGTTGCAAGGTTACGACGTTGGTGAACAAGTTGAAATCCCGGTTAATATTCGCGGACGTGAATGGACAAGTCCAAAAGGTGAGGTCAAATATTTCATGTCATTAAGCGGTTGGAAAATCGACCGCACCGTTGGACTAACAAACGCAACACAAAACCAAGACCGCAAAGAAGCAAACGTTGATTTGCCATTCTAATATCAAGGGGGACATTGTCCCCTTTTTTTTATGATCATAGACAGAAACACAATAAAAGACGAAATCTTAAACATTAAGAACGGAAATATCGTTCAAGGTTTAAGAATTGGAATCCCGGAGATCGACGAACATTTCCGACTAAAACTTGGGGGTTCTTTGGATATTTACGCGGGTCATGCTGGTGTTGGAAAAACCACATTTTGCGTTTATTTGATGACGTTGTTTGCTCAAAAATATGATTTAAAATTTGTCATTTGGTCTTCGGAAAACACCGCGGGATCAATATCACAAAAAATTATTGAGTACAAAATGGGCAAACCAATTGACACCGCGACAGAAACTGAAATTGAACAAGCAATTGACTGGACGTATGAACATTTCAAGATTATCAAGGTTGAAGAATTATGTACTTACAAAGATGTTCTTGAACAAATTCTTGGGGTTCATAACGCGTTGCCAATGGCTGCGGCATTTATAGACCCATACAATTCACTTGCGAAGCCAAAAGAAGAAATGAAGGCATACGGATCGCACGAATTGGATTATATGATTGCAAGTGAAATGCGATTGTTTGCCGAGAAACACAAGATCACCTTAATGGTATCGATGCACGGTGTGACTGAATCAAGTCGAAAGGTTCACCCGGTTACGCATCCGATGGCTGGGTTTCCGATGCCGTTGTCTTATTCGCAAGTTGAAGGTGGTGTAAAGTGGGCAAACCGTTGCTCGTCATTTAATACAATACATCGATATTTTCAGTCAAAAGACAAATGGAACATTATGGAACTTCACGTTTTGAAGGTGAAGGAGTATTCGAGTGGCGGTCGTCCGACAAGTCTTGATGACCCCATAAGATTAAAAATGCTTCCAAACAATATCGGTTATGAATTCGGGGGACTGAATTTGATGCATGAACAGAAAACACAAAAAACAGTTTTATTTTGATTTATTCCATATTAGTATTATTTACATTGGTTTTGATTTTTGGCCACATAAAAAATGCTGAAATTCAGATTGCGCCAATATTTGGAATAATGGTTGGAATTTTATATTCTTTTAACGACGACGAAGAAGGTCGGGAATATTGGATTCAATGTTGTGTTTTCTTTGTATCAATCACCGTAATATGGAACAAACCGCCCAATGGCTTGACATAATTGCCAAGGATCATGATAAGTGGCTTAAACTTGTGGAATCGTTCGGTGAACACCAATATCACCACGACATCGTTCAAGAAGCGTATTTGGCCCTTTATAAGTACACGACACCGGAAAAGATTATTCACAACGGCAAAGTGTCCGAAGGATATATGTATTTCACACTTCGAACAATCACATATCAATTTTATAACGCAAAAACTAAAATCCAAAAGGTTTCCCTTGACGACGACGAAAATATCCTTCAATTGGTCGCTGAAGATAATATCGAAGAACAAGAAGCATTTCACAAGATTTGCACCCTTATCGATCAAGAAATGGAATCGTGGTCGTGGTACAACAGAAAACTCACGGAATTGTATCGTGACACCGATATGTCAATCCGCAAGATTGCGGCTGCGACAAATATTAGTTTTGTAAGTATATTCAACACCCTTAAAAATTGTAAAAATGAAATCAAAAACAAACTCCAAGAAGAATTCGAGGACTACAAAAACCAAGACTTCGACAAAATCCAAGAACCAAGAATTCGAAACATTTCAAAAGAATCATGAAAAAGGTTCAAACGGTCTTGGTGACGATATTGAAAAGATTACCAAGAAGACGGGGATCAAGAAAGTAGTCGACACCGTATTCCAAAAACTTGAAAAATCATGCGGATGCGAGGAACGCAAAATTAAATTGAATGAAATATTTCGATATGAAAAACCTGAGTGCTTCAATGAAGAAGATTTTAATGTTGTACGGAATGCAGTTGAATCTAATCAAAATAAATTCAGTCCACAAGAACAAGAAAATTTTGTCGATATTTACACGCGGGTGTTTTCAAATTTAAAACGTCCGGAATGTACACCTTGCAGTTTTAAAAATGAGGTTTACAATCGACTGGTCAAAGTCTACAACACATATAAATAAAAACACAATGAACAAGAAAATGCAAAACATGAAGGAAATGGAATATTATTCAAATTTTAATTTGGTGGGTGAAGTCCTTCTTAAATTAAAAAAGAAATATCCAAACAACGAAACGTTGAAAGAAGCGATTTCAGCAATGACACACATTGGATTTTTTGTGACAGAAATGATGCAAGCGCAATATTATTACGACAAATCACTTGAAACGTATCGTGCGGACAAACTTCGTGCAATTGAACGCGCACGTCGTGTTGAAGAAGAAATGGAAATACTAGAAAAGAAATGGAAAATTTAATCATTGGATATATTGTTTTTCGATTCCTTGAATATTTTTTAAAACAACTATTTTATTTTTTTACAAATGAGTGATTCAATAAAGAAGTGGCACGAAATGAATGACGAATGGATTGAACCGCGTTACGTTCCACAAGAAGATCAAATTGTCACAAATGTGATCGACAAGTTTAAAACAAGAAGTCAAGAAGGAATCAAAGAATATGGAACGACATTGTACGACAACCCGGACGGATTTTACAAGTGGA